CTAAATGACTAATTTTTTCCAGTCAAGCCCGCGATCATCCCTGTACTGTTCACTCATTGCATCTGTGCTGTGACCTAAAAGTGTTTTAACATCGACTCCCTGTTCTTTATAAAGGCGTGAAGAAAGTGAGCGTTGTTCATGGAAGGAGGGTGGAGTGGTACCTTTTGGCCAGTTGATTTTGGCCTCGTTCCTTGCCTCCATAAACATACGCGTAATAGTTCCCTCAGTAACAGGATCTCCGGCATCGATGGTTGAGTGCTTTCTGACGTGGTGAAGCAGGTAATGACTGATGACACGATCCCTGCATCGCGCGATTACTTCAGAAAGAGATAAGCCTATCGCTTCGCAGCGTAGTGTTAATGGTAAAGCAATTTTTGCACCGGTCTTATTTTGTATTATGTGTAGGTACCCATCCCAAACATCAGAAAATTTAAGATCGACTAGATCACCGCGACGCTGGCCAGTTAATAAGGCAAGTAGCATAGAGTTTTGTAAGCAAGGGGCATATTTTTCAGCCGACTTATATATTAAGTTCCATTGCTCCAGCGTCATTCGGCTGCGCTGAACTTTAGCAATTGGGTTTTTAACGGCGAGGGCAGGGTTATAACCTGGCGGCACCTCCCCCGCATGCTGAGCTTCCTTAAATATGTCTATTAAAACCGCTCTCATTAATTGCCCCATGCGAGCTTTTCCGCTCGATTTATATTCATCAATGATCGTTGCTATGATTTTTGTGTCAACGTCGACCAGGCGTAAATGTGATGCTCTCTTTTCAAAGATTAATGCGCATGATTTTCGACTTTTTAGGGTGCTGCTAGATAGTTCTTTATTGTCGACTCGTTCCTGTTGGATTTCGTTATATCGTTTGATCCAGCTATTAACTCTAATTCCCGGTTCTTTCTTTGTGTTTGCTTTTATTGCCATATCAATAAGCGCGTAGGACTGCTGCGTTTCTTGTTCAGCTATAATCCTGTTCATTTCCATTGCCGCGGCCTTCGCGGCGTCAGCATCCAGCCCGAACCCGACGAAAATGCCAGTGACTGGATGTCTGTACTGCCAGTAGATTTTTGAGGTTCTTTTATCTAACTTGCAGTACAGGTTAGGTATATCAATATTGTGTTTTCTGGGACGGGCAGCCATTGAGAGCTTTCTCCACTAACTGGCGGGCCTGATCTGAAATACCTGAAGTTATCTCAACCCTGCCTACCAAACCTATAAACCGAGCATCTTCGTCCACAACCCACCGGCGGCCCTGCTTTATTGCTGGTGGGTAGGTTTGCCTGGTCTTAGCGATCTTATGCAGTGCCGCGCGACTGATCGGCTCTTTAAAACCGTTAGGGCCAGATGCCCATTCATTGATAGCAACAAGCTGTCCCATTGTTACCTCTCCACTTCACCGGCTGCACCCGGTCATTCTTTAAAAATACAGGTCCCGCAACCATTGCGGGCCCAGTCAAAACAAATACCACAGTGATCTACTTTTTTAGTCGCTTCCTCTCCTTGCATGCCTGTGCACTGCTAAAGACGTCATCACGCATAATTCGCCACATCTGCAGTAACCCTTCGCGCACGTTCGGAATGTCACAATATTCGCGAAATGCGCGTTCCATTGTTTCAAGAGAAGGCTCACCTTTCCTCGCTCCATCGAGCACATTGACCAGTGCCGCTTTCTCGGCCACGAGAGCGTTACGAATGTTCAGTGACTCGCCTAGTGCCACCTGAGTTACATCCAAACGTGATGCCAACTCAGTGACGAGTTCCCCAGAGGCTTTCGGAAGGTAACGTGCTGCATGATGTGCAGCTCCAATAAGCTGTTTCGTTGTTAATCGGGCCGATGCCTTGTCTGTAAAATCTGGCTTATGTAATTTCTTATTCACGCTTGTTCTCCGTTATTACGCGCTGCACCGCGCTTGTTTTCAAAAAAGACCAGGTTGAGTGGTCTTCTTCGTGGTTTTCTTTTGCTTCAGTTCGGTTTTTGATGTCTGTTTTTCAGCCCACAATTTTGCGAAGCGTAAGCAGTCATCAAAGATTGCGCCTTTCTTGCTGGCCTGAGACATGCGTCTGTAAAGGTCGATCGCCTGCCACGCCCCCCCCTGAGCCACCGATACGGGGAAACCTGCGCGGATCAGCTCTTCCCGAACGTTCTTTTCAATGAACTCGATATGGTTCATATGACCTCCATTTATTCCGGTTAAGCGGAATTTAGGTTGCAGCAACCCAACCCATTGCAATGGGGTAGGTCACTACTCAGGGGTTATCGCTGGGCTTCGCCGCCGAGCGCTGTTGTTAGGTTATTAAGAAGGGCGGTCAGCTCGCCGGTCATCAGGATGAAGTCGGCCTCAAAGCGCGCAGCGGCATCCTCCCGATCTATATCGTCGTTCTGGTCGCGCAGCTCGTCGGCGAACCTGAGGCGCTTAATCGCTGCGTCATCGTTCAGCACAAAATCGACGCGCTGCTGCCAGTCCAGCGCCAGTCTGGTTACCAGCTTACCAGCGTCAAGATGAGTGGTGATCTCGTCGCTGGAAAGCTCCTGCTTTTTGAAGCGGCCGATGCCGCCATCTTCCAGGATAGCTTTGAGCTCTGCTTCATCGCCCAGCGCGAAACCCTGAGGCGCAGATCCAGAGCGTACCCATTCGGTCATGGTCAGCTCTATCGGTGTTTCCATAGTCAGTGGGACTACTGGCAGGGAGCCGAGGGTTTTGCGAAGCAGCGCGAGTGCGTCTTCTGCGCGCCGGGCGCTGGCGGAATCAACGAGCACCAGGGCATCATTCAGATTTACCCAGATGTGGATCATGCTATTCCGGGTGAACGCCCGCGGCAGTAGGGAGTGAATCACCTCATCGCGTAGCGAGTCTTTTTCGGTCTTCTTCAGCTTACGGCCCTGCTGGGCTTCCAGCTTCGCTACTTTTTTACCCAGCTCCTCGGTGATCACTGGCTTCGGTAAGATTTTCTCTTCGCGACGGATTACCAGAAGAAGTTGGCCGCCGGTGAGGTGGAACAGCTGATCCGACAGCGCGCCCATCGGCGGTACCCAGCCAGACTTGGTGAAGTCTTGGCTACCGCAGGGTGTGAAGCGGAACGCCTCCAACTGCTGCGCCAGCTTCGCGGTGCCGTTTTTGTCGATGATGATCACATCGCGGCTGAGGCGGTAAGCCAGCAGATTTTTGAAGAACGGGTTATTCATTAGGTTGTCCTCTGAGCGCCACTGCACAGGCGCTACGGGTTAGTTTCTCCACACAACACAAAAGAGCATCTGCGGCTGCAACCGTCCGGATGGATTGGGGAATGAGCCCGTCACCCGGTGATGCTCTTGTGTGTTGCGTAAAAAAGTGCGGCGTCCTCGCGGAAAATAAAAAAGGCTCAGACGCCGCCAACTACTGCCTACTACCACGCTTGCTGTTTTTACCGTTTCGACTGTGAAGTACCTTTGCCAACCGGAACAGAACTAGGACTTTTGGTATTTCCCAAACACAAGGATTTAATTAATCTGTTAACTCGCTGTTAACATAAGGACTTAACATGTCAAAAACGGACGATATTCCGGTCTTTCCTGTTACTGGTTGGCAAGCTAAGCCGTTGCCTGGCTACGATGCGCTTGCTATGAAATTCGAGTTCATACCTTCACTTTTGCAACCAATTGAATCACCGAGGGAAACGCAATTCTTCGCTCTTACTCCGGAAATGGCCGAGAGCCTGATTTCTGAGCTACAAAAGCATATTGAGAGTTTGAGAAAGCCCAATGTCGGTAGTCCGTTTAAGAGCAGGCACTGACAGATAATGGCTTTGTTAACTCACTCTCCCTAAAGCGCCTGAAGTTAATGGCGCTTTTGTCTTTTTGAACCGATATGTAAATTCCCAACGTTCCGCGAATCATCCGGTCATTCATACGCCACCGGCGGCTACTTCGTGGGCGTCCTGCCTGTTCGCTGTTGCTTGTAGGTACATTATGTACCCTTAGGGTACATTGTCAAGCATAAAAAAACCCGCTTTCGCGGGCTCATCTTAAAATTTATTTTTTCTGAATATACCTTCGAGGCTTACCAGAGAAGATCACTGTTCCGATTATGGAACAGTTACCATCAATTTTAACGTAGGGTTCAGGCCAGTTTTGATTTAATGCTTTCAGATATTTAGTGCCGCCATCTTCAATAAGCCTTTTAAAGGTGGTTTCTCCGGAGTCATGCATGAGAGCTATAACATCATCACCATGGCTTGCTGGAATTTCAGGATCCACAAAAATCATGTCACCCGGGCGGTACTCATCGATCATTGAATCGCCAATCACACGCAAAATATACGTCATGGGTCCGCACGGCACAGGGCACGGATAAGTTTCAACACTGTTCAAGTCCACCTCAGCAAAGCCAGCTTCCGTCCATGCTCCTGCCTGCACCCAGGAAATAACCGGAACCAATGTGATATTTCTATTAGTGTCTGATACGTCAGGACTTTTTGCAACGTTAGTGGTTTGATGCTCCTGATCCAACCAGCCTAACGGCAAATCAAAGCATTTTTCTATATGGCGAGCCATTGTATCGCCAATATTTTTAGACGCGCCGTCACCCATAAACCTGCTGGTTTGGGTTGGTTCTCTGTCGATCATGGTAGCGAAGTAGCTATTACCCCCGACTCCATCTCGCAGCTTTCTGGCGTTCAACCGCCGTATTTCCTGAATCGTTTTCATCCCAGAATTAAACATTGTGTACCTTGTTGGTACAAGTACCTTGTGGGTTCATATTATTCGTGTAATATGTACACAGGAGGTACATATCATGAAAGAGTATTGGGACTCTTTATCAAAAGAGCAGCAGTTTGAGTTAGCAAATAACGTCAAGTCTACTCCGGGTTACCTGCGGTTGGTTTTCAATGGCTACAAAAAGGCTGGATTTTCCCTTGCCAAAAAACTTGAGGACATCACCGCAGGCGCAATTACTAAATCTGATTTGCGCCCTGACATTTACCCAAAACAGTAGGCAGAAACGCAGAGTTAAAACACCACAGCAAGAAGGGGTTAACCGTGGGCAAAGAGCACTGGAAAGTAGAGAAACAAACCGATTCGTATGTCGCGGTAGTCAGAAAAATTATCGCGGCATTTCCGGGTGGGTACAAAGAGGCGGCTGAGGTTCTCGACGTTAGCCAGGACGCGATTTTCAATCGGTTACGTGCTGGTGGCGATCAAATTTTCCCGCTTGAGTGGGCGCTGGTACTTCAGCGAGCTGCGGGCGTGACCTGTCTTGCCGATTACATTTCACTTGAAACTGATAACGGCATGCACATTCCTGGCGCGACTGGAGAAGATGCCAACGAAGAGATCGGGATCAAGCTGGCGGAGCTGGTGGGGCAACTGGGAGATCTGGTTAATGCGTATCGTCAGTATACCGAGGATGACGTGGTGACGCGCGCTGAATGGAAAAGCCTCAACGAAATCGCTTATCGGTTTCGCGTAACGCTGATGACCTTCCTGAATTTGATATCCCGCGTTTATTGCGAGCCAGAAAAGAGTGACGCCCGCGAGTGTGCAGCTCCGGGCGCCGTGGCGTGTCGTAATCAGTGGAGAACTAACGCGTGAACAGTTTAACAACACAGTACCGCCGCTCGCAACTCATTGCGTTGCCTATGCCTGGGGGCCGCGAGCCGGTTCCGTTTTGCTATGCAGTCAATGTACCAGGCGATCGTGAAATTGTAACCCACGAGTTTGCAGAGTGGGCTGTGGGGGACTGGCGAGAGGAGGCGGCTGCGCAATTATGCACGAACTTAACCGGTGGTTCCGCGATCACTACGGCGTGCCCGTCAAAGTTATCCGCTGGGAGCCAGAAACCCGTCGCGTTATCTATCTGCGGGAAGGCTACGAGCATGGGGAATGTTTCAGTCCGCTCGAACAATTCCAGCGCAAGTTCAGGGAAATAGAGGGCGATCATGAGCACTAAATTAAGCAGCTATGTGTGGGACGGCTGCGCGGCGTCGGGCATGAAATTATCCAGCGTGGCTATCATGGCGCGCCTGGCTGATTTCAGCAGCGACGAGGGCGTGTGCTGGCCTTCGATAGAGACCATTGCGCGCCAGCTCGGTGCCGGGCCAAGCACTGTCCGTACGGCGATCGCCAAACTGGAGAAAGACGGCTGGCTTTCACGTACTCAGCGCCGCCAGGGCAACCGCAACGCCTCCAATATTTACCAGCTTAATGTGGCAAAGCTTCAGGCGGCCGCATTGTCTCACCTGTCAGATTCTGACACGTCAAAATCTGACGCATCAAAATCTGACCCGTCAAAATTTGAGGCATCAAAATTCAGCAAAAACGGCGGTTTTGACCCGTCAGAATCTGGCGGGGATCCGTCAGTAAATTCAAAACATGATCCATCAGATAAAAAACCTTTCTGTCAGGTTGCTGAGCAACCCGACCCTGCAGTGGTCATCACTGACCAGGCGAAACAGGTTTTATCTCACCTGAACAAGACCACCGGATCCCGGTACCAGGTCTGCAAATCATCTCTGGAAAACATCCGTGCCCGCCTGGCGGACGGGTTTACACCTGAAGAACTGGTACTGGTGGTGGATTACAGCGTCGAGAAGTGGGGCTCAGATCTGAAAATGGCCGAGTACCTGCGCCCGTCAACGCTCTTCCTGCCGGGTAAGTTCCCGGGCTATCTGCAGTCGGCGAGCAAGTGGGATTCCGCCGGACGCCCGGCACGCGATACATGGGGCCAGCGCAGCAAGCTTCCTGATTCAGCGGTGTTCCGTTCGAGTCACCAGGACGTGGCGTACACCATTCCGGAGGGGTTTCGCGGATGAGCATCGCATCGAAAGTTTTGCAGTATGTCATTGAGAACCCGGGCTGCAATTATCGCGATATTGCCAAAGCCATGCCGGGAACCAACACCAGCACTATCAATCGCTGTCTTGGCCGTTTTTATGAGGAGGGGAAGTTACGCCGGGATTTTCAGGAATCGACGCTGACTTACTACCCGTCTAACCAAACTCCGGCAGAAACGCTTTCAGATGAAGACCTCCGGACACTGACCGGGCTGGAAAACCGGGCGCAGCAGCTGGAAGCACAGGGACTTTATTTCCGCGCCGCATCGGTCTGGCTTAAAGCGTTTGATATGGCGATTAATAGTACAGATCGGAATCGTTATGTTTCGCGCCGGGCCTTGTGCCTCAGGCATGCAGGAAATTTTATGACACCAGAAGGGCGGTGCTATCTCGCTGGCCGTTATGTAGGGGAAGAATAATGCCAAATAAATACTGCCGTGAGCTTGCCGAATTGCGAAGCCAGCCGGTTCACGAACTGAAGGAAGTTGGCGATCAGTGGCGTACGCCTGAAAACATTTTCTGGGGTATCAATGCGATGTTTGGCCCACTGGTGTTGGACCTGTTCAGCGATGGTGAGAACAGCAAATGCGAAGCGTATTACACCGCCGAGGATAACGCACTGACGCAGGACTGGTCCGCGCGCCTTGCAGAGCTTAATGGCGCCGCGTTCGGTAATCCTCCCTACAGCCGCGCCAGCCAGCATGAAGATCAGTACATCACTGGTATGCGTTACATCATGCAGCACGCCAGCGCGATGCGCGAGAAGGGCGGACGTTATGTTTTCCTGATCAAGGCTGCGACCAGTGAGGTGTGGTGGCCGGAGGACGCCGATCACATCGCGTTTATACGCGGGCGTATCGGTTTCGATCTGCCGACGTGGTTTGTACCGAAGGATGAAAAGCAGGTGCCGTCCGGTGCGTTCTTTGCTGGTGCTGTTGCTGTTTTCGATAAGAACTGGCGCGGACCGGCTATGAGTTATGTCAGCCGCAAGGATCTGGAAGCTCGCGGTGATGCATTCCTGTCGCAGATCCGCCGTGAAGCTGAGCGGCTCGCCGGGCTGTTAGCACCACAAAAAGAATCGCAAATTATTCCTGAAATTATTCCGGAAGCTGTCGGGCCTGTCGAAGATAACCCGCCATCTTCAACTGAACCGGAAATCCCACTGACCAAAAAAGACATTATTGAGAAAAGCGGATTTAACTTCTGGGCGTGTGCATGTGCCGCGTTCGGCGACAAAGAAGAATACACGTTCTCCGAATCCCGCTTCGCGCATACCTGGGCGGCTGATTCAGTAGCAAATCCTGAATTTATCGTCGTTCCGACGGAAACGATCGACAAAGCAATGGCTCTGATTAAAGAGAATGCCGATCAGCAGCAGGTTATAACCTGGCTGGATCAGCAGAGCTTTGAACATGACGGCATCCGTAATGACATGCAGGACCGGCTGCTAATCCTTGCACCGGAGGTTATTGGGGAATATGGCCTAACGGTTGCGGATGTCACGGCGACCCTGGAATCAATTCCCAGCCATCACTGGCACAATATCCGATCCCTGCGAGTCCGCTTCCGGTTACTGATGGAAGCGCGAAAATCGGAGGCATCAGCATGCTGAAACTGACAGCGCGGCAACAGGAAGTTTTAGACCTGATTGTTGATTACATCGCCGATCACGGATTCCCGCCAACCATTTATGAGCTGGCTGGTCTGATGGGCTGCCGTTCGCCGAATGCGGCTAACGATCACCTTCGCGCGCTGCAGCGTAAGGGTGCCATCACCATTCATCCGGGGGTATCCCGGGGTATCTCGGTTAACGGTCAGAGTGTGAAGGATGAGGCGGTTACTCTGGTTCGTTCGCTGCTTAATGGCGATAAACATGCCAGGGAGAATGCGATCGCCTTTCTCGAAATGCGTGGGGTTGAGCTATGAAGCTGACCCTGCCATTTCCGCCGAGCGTGAACACCTACTGGCGATCCCCAAACAGAGGCCCGTTAAAAGGCCGCACGCTCATTAGCGCTAAGGGCAGGGCATTCCAGAGCGAAGCCTGCGCGGCGATTGTCGAGCAGCTGCGCCGCCTGCCTAAGCCGTCCACCGCGCCAGCAGTGGTCGAAATAGTTCTTTTCCCTCCGGATCAGCGGCGCCGCGATCTGGATAACTACAACAAAGCGCTGTTTGACGCGCTGACGCATGCGGGCGTCTGGGAGGACGACAGTCAGGTTAAAAAAATGCTGGTGGAGTGGGGGCCAGTGGTACCGAAGGGAAAAGTAGAAATAACGATCAGTCAGTTAAAGTAATGTATGCATATACAGGGTTACGACAACGTTATGCAAATCCGCGGTAGTATCAAATTATGCAGACGAAACGGGAGTGCAGTCCCGTATTTAATCAGTAACAGTGGAGAACAGTATGAATCAGTTAACTAACGTTAAAAACGATCCAGGCTTTCCGGCGATGAGTAGCCTTGAGATTGCCGGGCTGTGCGATAAGCGGCATGACCATGTGATGGCTGATATCCGCAACATGCTTCAGCAGCTCAATATTCAATCTCCCGAATTTTCGGGAGATTACCGGGACGAGCGCGGGCGCAGCTATCCGCTGTATCACTTGCCAAAAGATTTATGCCTGACTCTGGTCTCTGGTTACAACGTGGTGTTGCGTAAACGCATTATTGACCGCTGGCTCGAGCTGGAAAATGGACAACAGATGAGCGTGCCCCAGTCGTTGCCGGAAGCGTTGCGCCTTGCTGCCGATCTCGCTGAGCAAAAAGAAAAGTTGAAACTGGAGCTGGCCGCCGCTGCGCCGAAGGTGGAGTTTGTAGACCGGTACTGTACCGCCAGCGGGTCGCTTTCGTTCCGACAGGTGGCGAAGCTGCTTAAAGCCAAAGAGCCAGAGTTCCGTCTGTTCCTGATTGATAACGACATCATGTATCGCCTGGGCGGGGCGCTTACCCCGCGTCACCAGCATATCGCCGCCGGTCGATTTGAAGTGAAAACCGGGACGTCGACCACTTCCAACCATGCATTCAGCCAGGCGCGCTTTACTGCGAAGGGGGTGAAGTGGATCGGCGGATTGTGGGCGGAGCATATTGCCAAAGGTAATGCAGCGTGAGAGCACTGTTAAACCCTGTGATCATCAAAGAATTCGGGCTGGTAGCGTTCCGGCCCGGTCCTGAATTGCTGCCGCATTTCTGCCGCGGTCGCATCTTGCTGGAGAACGAACCGGATCGACTGGCCGACCTGCCGACAGGTGAGATACCGGCGGCGCGCCAGCCACTGGCTGAAGATCCGGTAATGGTGCCTGTATTCGAACACCCTGAAGTAATACTGCGTGCTGGTGGACTGGCGAGCCTGGAAGCCTGGCTGCTGCGTGATGACGGATGCCAGTACCCCCACGCCAGCTATCACCACCACGAGCTGGTGACTATGCGGCATGAGCCCGGCGCTCTGCGGCTGTGCTGGTCCTGCGACAATAAAGTGCGGGACCATTTTACTGACGAACTGGCGGGCATTGCGCGGGCAAACCTGGTAGCCTGGGTATTGTCGGTGGTCCGGCGCGGGCTGGGGTTCGACGATTCCCACGCGGTGACCCTTCCGGAGCTGTGCTGGTGGCTGACATTCAACAAGCTGGCACACGTGATCCCGGAGTCAGTCGCGCGCCAGGCGATGCGCATGCCACCACAGATAATCGAGTCAGTCACGCGCGAAGCGGACATTATGCCATCAGTACCAGCCACCAGCATCGTTGAGGAAGCTGTAAAACAGGTGCTGGCACTGAAGGTTGACCCGGAGACGCCGGAGTCGTTCATGTTGCGACCGAAGCGCCGCCGCTGGCAGAACGAGAAATACACCCGCTGGGTGAAGTCGCAGCCGTGTGCATGCTGCGGCAAAACAGCAGACGATCCCCACCACCTGATCGGATACGGTCAGGGCGGGATGGGGACCAAAGCCCATGACCTATTCGTGTTGCCTTTGTGCAGAACGCACCACGATGAACTTCATGCAGATGTAGGGGCATTTGAAGCCAAATACGGCACGCAGCCGGAGCTGCTGCTGAAAACATTAGACCGTGCGCTGGCTATCGGCGCACTGGCGTAATTTAGTGGAGAAAGTTGATGCGCGATATTCAGAAGGTCATGGAGTTGTGGGGCGGATGGGCTGCAAGTGAAAACTCAGGTGTAGATTACTCACCAATAGCAGCTGGGTTTAAGGGGCTGCTGCCGCAAACGGGAAAGTCCCGTCTTTCTTGTACAGACGATGACGCTTTGATTATAGAGGGTTGTTTGGCCCGACTGAAAAAAAGGAAACCGTACGAACATTCACTGCTGGTTGCACACTATCTTTATGGTATATCAAAGCGGAAGATTGCTAAAGCGCGTAAAAAAGATGAGAAGCTGATACGCATTGAGATACAGATGGCTGAAGGATTTGTAGATGGTTGTCTATCAATGCTTGATATAAAATTAGATATGGATGTTTAGGTAAGCACATTGTAAATCAGCTGGCGGGTTTATCCCGCCTTTATGAGGTATTATTGTGGAAAATAAAAAGGAAGAAGTTCAGTTTGTAGATGTCTTGCGCTTTTTTAAAGATGTAGGTGAAGCTTTCAGGTCTCTCAGTGGTTGGCTAACATCTCACAGGGAGGAGATCGAGGCTTTTTATCTTTTCTTACAGCATTTTGATAAAATTCAACCGCATATTGACAATATGCTTATTGGTTTGAATGATCCAGATTTTGATATTGGAAATGATGTAATTTCAATTTCGGATATTATTGAATCTGTGGATTTAGATAAAGACCCAGAAGCTGCGTCACTAATGGATGTTATTGCTAATATAACATTTCAGGAAGGGCTTATAAAAATTTATGAAAGCACATCCCTTCGAAAAGAGAGAGTTGGTTTGATGAGGGATGCATTCAAAATGCATAATGAAAAGATTTACTCTGGTAGTATTTGCTTGCTATACGGGTTGATAGAGGGGGTCTTAACGGATGCTTTCGTTAAAATTGGTTTTCTGATGGAAAAAGACGGGGAAATAAAAGGGATTAACAATAAATCAAAAGAATTTCGTATTACAGGTCTTGCAGGTAAAATAATTGAGGCGAAAAAACACCCCAACTCAAAAATAGAATATCTAGAAAAGTTATCAGCGTATGAATTGATTGCTGGGGACGAAAAATCGACGATCACTAAGACTCGCAACAGCATTCTCCACGGCAATGTTCTTGATTTCAATAATGAAAAGCGTAGTGCGCAGCTTATTCTATGGTTGTCATCTACGCTGACATATGCGTTATGGCTATTAAAGGGAAAGTAAATATCAAATAAGGCTTGTGCGGTCCGCAAAAAATCATTTAACGTGATAAGGGTGGTCACTTCGACACACAGCTTAACCATCGAAACCAGCCAGAAATGGCGGTTTTTTTGTTTTCTGGATACCCGCCGCCAATAAGACAAAGAGCGGGGAGCGATGCGGAGCCTACATGTTCCAGTCAGCCGCAAAGCTCACCATAGACAGGACCACAATCTGAAACCGCAGCAGTTACGACTGGTTGCGCCGGAACGGCAACCGGCTTCATTTATGTTGCACTCGCTCTTGTATGTAAGACGAGGGGATCAAAAACCTCCCGCAGCTGCGTAATGGTTTACCTCTTTGTGATCAGCATTAGAAAATATTTATATTTGAACGTATACAGTTGAAATCATCGAAGCGGGTACTACGATTAAAGTGCATTCTTTGACAGTCATAAAAATGAAAAAATGATGGCGAATCCCCCTGAGCGGAGGGGCATTACTGGATAACCTGTAATTGATTAAGCATGCGAAACGATGTATCCAGTCAGCGTTTCACCGGGAGGCACCCGGCGCCGTCAAGAGATGTTCTACCTGATATGACCTGTTCGTCCGAGCAGGTCTTTTTTTATGCTCCAATTTACCTGGAGAGAACCATGTACGCCTGGTTATCAGCGCCACGCCAGTGCTACATAATTAAACGATCAACTCCCATTCTCCTGCGAAAGCCTGGCGCAAAGGCTCCATCTTTTTCAGGACCTCCTGCGGATTGGTTATTATGAACCCTTTGGGGAAGTCAATCATTAAGGAGGGATGCTCTTCACCTCGGTGTCGTATTTTTGCAGTAGATGTCAGAGCCTCGGTATAGAGATCATAAGCTTCTGTTAAGAGTATTTGCTGTTTTTCGTTCAGATAGGGGTAAAGCTCATAGATTTCAGCCTCTGTAATTAAACTGAATGGATATTCTCCTGCAGAGACCAGATTCATTTCTGATGTCAGTAACTTCATCACCGGAGCTGCAGCAGTTCGGTAGTTTTTTTGTCTGGGAAAAAATGCATTTATAGTCGCCAGTACGAATAATGCTGCAAAAACCAGAAGCAGGCCGATAACTAACATGATTTCCAT